CGATCAGTTCCACTTCCGCCGGCACGTCGAGCTGATACGCTGGGCGCTGTCACTCCCTGGCTGTCTCGACTCACGCACCATCGCCCGGATGTATGGACGGTCGCACATCTGGGCGCAGAAGCGTGCGCGGCAGATACGATCGACGGTGAACGGTGACGCCTGCGGACTGTTCCCGCATATCAATTCACGCAGGGATAAGCACAAGATGCCACGACGATGAATAAGGCCCATAACCCCCCTCTAAGGAGTCTCCTAGACCCCCGCCCCCTTGTGGCGTGGCCCGACACCACGGAGGTTTTCTGCATGGTCGATGTGCAAAAACACCTGTTTTCCAATTCCCCCCAACTCTGATGTCTGATCGCGTAACCAATGCTCAGTTTGCCGCGGCTTTTAATCTAACCGTTCAAGCAGTTTCGTACATGAAGCGCCACGGTATGCCGACCGATTCAATCGAGGCCGCGCTGGCGTGGAAGGCCGAGCGTGACGCAAACCGCCGTGCTCGAGCACCACAGGCCGCACCGGCGCAGCTCGATGACGGGACGCTGGCCGATACCATCCAACAGCATCGCACCTTGGTCGGTCGGGCTCGCGGCGTATGGCAGGCGGCCATGGAGCAAGGCGATCCGAACGGACCGAAGTACCAGACGAGTTATAACCAATCCCTGAAGACGCTAGTCGCGCTCGAAGAGGAACAGGAACGGCGACTCATCCTGGCTAAGGACTACATCTCGTCAAAGGAAGCCGGCGAAGCCATGCGTGAACTTGCCTCAGGCGTGGTCAACCGTCTCGACAAACTCGCCCTCGACGTGGCCGAAGGGTGCAACCCCGAGAACCCTGCCAAGGCCGTCAAGGTGCTAGAGGCTTGGGTGCGCCGCGTGAAGGCCGAACTCTCCGCCGTCGATGAAAAAGAGTGACCTGCTCCGAATCGGTCGAGAAGTTCTCAAGCCTTCGGACTCGGGCGACATCGTCGACTGGCTCGAAGACAACGTGCACGCCATCCCCGACTCTCCGATGCCCGGGCCGTTTCGATCGGAGCGCACGCCGTGGATCGCCGAGGCGTTACGCATCGCCGCCGACCCGGAGACGAAACTCCTGACCATTCTCGCCAGCATCCAGTCAGGCAAATCTCTGTTCGCCCGACTGTTCACCTGCCACATCATCGCCAACGCTCCCGGCCCGACGATGGTGCTCCAGGCTACGGACCCCGAGGCCAAGGACTTCGCCCTGCGTTACCTCCGCCCGGTGTGGGCCAACTGTCCGCCGGTGAAAGACCGCATCTCGCTCGACGACATGGACCGCTCGACGACGACCGACTTCGACCGCATGACGCTCTACTGTCGCGGCATCTGGAACGAGGCCAACCTTCAGCGCCTGTCGCTTCGGTACACGATTGCCGACGAGTGTTGGATGTCCCCGCCCGGTCACTTGGCCGAACTGAGCGCGCGCGTCACGGCGTTCGGCTGGATGGGCAAACGCATCTTCATGTCGCAGGGTGGCAAGGCGGGTCAGGAGTTTCATCAGCTGCATGAGACGACCGACCAGCGTGACTGGAATATGCGCTGCCCGAAGTGCGACCACCTTCAGCCCTGGGTGTGGGAGCAGATCAGGTTCCCCGAGGACGCCAAGGTCAGCGGGTCGTGGGACTTGCACAAGGTCAACGCCGGCACGACCTACGAGTGTGCCTCCTGCCGCACCTTGCTCCCTGACACGAACGCCACCCGCATCGAGGCCAACTCACGCGGCACCTTCATCGCCACTGCCGCATCAGTCAACGCGGGCCACATCGGCCTGCACTGGAACGCCCTCGCAACGATGAGCTGGGGTGAGCTGGGTGTGCTGATGCTCAAGGCCAAAGAGTCGGTCGACCAGTACGGCGACGATAACGCCCGGATGCAATTCAAGCAAAAGCGTCTGGCGATGCCCTGGTCAGAAGAGGGTGGCGAGATGGTCAGCACCGCCGAGTCTGCGAACTACAAGATGGGCGACGCATGGGACGCCGAGGCCATGATCTCGCCGAAGGGTCGGGTCATCGAGCAGCAGGACGCACCGCAGGGGAGCATCGCCTTTCGCACGATGGGCGTCGACGTTCAGCGCGGGCACTTCTGGGTGGTCGTTCGGCGCTGGGCTAAGACCGGGCACAGTCGGCTGCTGGCCTTTGCCCGCATCGAGACTTGGGACAACGTCGAAGCGTACGCCAAACAGTACGCGGTCCACGCTGCCATGGTCTTCGTGGACTCGGGTGACAATACCTCCGAGGTCTACCGCGAGTGCGCCAAGCGTAACTGGAAGACGGCCAAGGGGTCGGGCTCCGAGGACTTCGCTGTCACTGATCGGGACGGGAAGACGAGCCGTCGCTACTACTCCGAGAAGCAGGCCATCGTTGTCCCTGGCATACCGCAGCGGGCCATCCTCGTCTCGCACTCCAACCTCGCCGGCAAAGACCTCCTGCACGGCCTCCGAGCCCGCAAGGTCTGGACCTATGCCCTAGACGCCGACCCTGAGTACGTCTTGCAGCTGAACTCCGAAGTCCGCGTCAAAGACCGCCGCACTGGCAAGGCCCACTGGATACTTCCCCAGGGCAAGAAGGACAATCACGCGCTCGATGCCGAAATCCTCGCCCTCCTCGCCGCCGTCCGTTGGGGTATCGCCGGCAGAGAAACGACCGAAACCGACTTGCCTCAGAGCGGAACATGAGCACCTTATCTGCAAGGGTGCGCCGGACGGTGTTGCAAGAAGGAAGAAGCTTGTGGCGTGGGCTGGTCGGCGCACCCCCCTCTTCGTTCCAATCTGGGCATATCTAAATGGCCTCTGGACTCTTCATCGGACTTACGGAGTGCGAACTCCTCGACATCAAAGCCAAGGCTGTGGCCATGATTACGGAGGGAAAGACGCTCATGTCCTACTCCGACTCTGGCTCCTCCGCGTCCAAGCAGTTCGCCATGCCCCCCAAGGAGATGCTCTCCGAGGCCATGTTCGCCCTGAGCCGCCTCGACCCTCAGACTTACGGCACGCGCACCACGGTCATCTCGACCTCCTGGTCTACGCGTCGCGACTAATCTATGGCCCCCCGCAAGACCAAAGTCCCCACTGTCAGCCTCCGCAAGCCCGTCCTCAAGGCGGCTGCTGTTGCGCCTGCGCTCAAGCCACAGGCCGCCGTCATGGACACTGGCACTGGCAGCGGCTTTGGTGGCAGCTACTCCGGCTGGCAGAGCACGATGTTCTCGAACGCTCGCCGCGCCATCTTCGGTCAAGCACCGGGCGACCTACGCCAAGACCTGACGCCGTGGAACCGTATGGCGATGATCCGCAAGTGCCGATGGGCAGAGCGGAACAGCGGCCTGTTCAAACAGATTTTAAACGACATGGTGCTCTACTCCGTGGGCGATGGCATTAAGGCCCAGAGCCACGCCAGCACCCCGGAGATGCAGGAAATCTACGAGGCCTACTTCGCCGAGAAGGGCAAGCGCATCGACATCACGAACCGCTTTTCATTCTACAACTGCCAAGCCATCCTGCTTCGCGGCATGATCCGTGACGGTGACTCGTTCGCCGCCAAGGTGCGTAACGCTACCGGCGATGCGAAACTCCAGCTGATGGAAGCCCACCGCGTCGGTGACCCGCTTGAAGAGACGGTCGTCATCCCTGGCATCCACGACGGTATCGTCTACGGCCCATACGGTGAATACACTGCGGTGAACGTCTACAAGTCGGACGGCAGCAACCGCCAGATTCTTGCGCAGTCCATGATGCACGTTGTCGACCACGAGTACGCCAGCGGTTGCCGTGGCATCCCACTGCTGCAATCCAGCATCAACTCCATCCAAGACGAGATGGAAATCCTTGCCCTCGAGAAGCAGGCCGTGAAGGACAACGGTGACGTCGTCCGCACTATTCAGAAGCAGGGCGGCGTGCTCGATCAGGACACGGCCAACGAGCTGGGCGCACTCAACACCCCCTCGTACACTTCAATTGCCAACACGATGGGCGGCAAACTTCTGGTGCTCGACCAAGGCGAGTCCTTAAACTCCTTCCAGAGCAACCGCCCCAACAGCACCTTCACCGGCTTTCTTGCGGCGCTTGAACGCGACATCGCTCAGGGCGTCCTGCCTTACGAGTTTGTCGGCGACTCCTCCAAACTAGGCGGAGCCACCGTGCGCCTCGTAACCGCCAAGGCCGGACGCGTCTTCGCCAAGTACCAGACCATCGTCATCGAGCAGTTCTGCGTCCCGACTTGGGGCTACATCATTGGGCAGGGCATCGCCGCCGGCGACATCCCAGACGACCCGAAGTGGACCGAAGTGTCTTGGACGACCCCAAAATCTGTCACCGTCGACGCTGGCCGTGAAGCCGCCAACGATCGTGCCGATGTCGAGATGGGCTTACTGTCCATGTCTGAGCTCTACGCCCAGCGCGGCCTAGACTTCCGCACCGAGATGAACAAGCGCGCCGCTGACATGGTGCACATCCAAGACCTTGCCAAGCAGTACGGCATCCCGTTCGAGCTACTGTTCCGCCCGACCAACACCCCGATCGGAACGGTCGAGGCCGTCGATGCCGAAGACGAGCCCGCCCCTGCTCAACCCAACTCATAACTTTATGCGCTTCCTCACTAATGGCCTCTCGGGCCGCGAGCCCCTACTCATCGACCCGGCCAAGGCTAAGGACCACGCTGTCCTGGCTGAGAAGTTCGGCTTTACCGATATGCTTGCGCAGCTCTTCGGTGTGTCCCCTAAGCCCTACGTCACCGCAGATGGCATCGGCGTCATCCCGGTCTACGGTGTGATCGGCAAAGGGCTGACCCCTATCGAGAAGATGATGGGCGCCGCTGACGTGGACGAACTCACTGCCGCTATCGACGCGTTCGCCATGAACCCGGACGTGACGCGTATCGCCCTGCAAGTCTCCTCCCCTGGTGGCACGGTCACCGGCATTGAGGAACTGGCGAACAAGGTCCGCAACCTTGAGAAGCCGACGATGGCCTACACCGACACCGAGATGGCTTCCGCTGCCTACTGGATTGCCTCCGCCGCTGACCGGGTGATGTCCTCCAAGTCTGCCACGATCGGCAGCATCGGCGTCTACCTCGCAGTCCCTGACTATTCCGAAGCCGCTAAAATGGCGGGCATCAAGATGGTCGTCATTAAGTCCGGCAAGTACAAGGGCGCTGGCATCGAAGGCACAACCCTCGACGAAGGCCAGATGGCTAACCTCCAAGAGAGCGTGGACGAAATCCACTCCGAGTTTAAGGCCGCTGTCCTGATGAAGCGCAAGATGGTCAAGGCCGAAGCCATGGAAGGCCAAGTCTTCTCGGGCAAGCAGGCCGCCGCCCAGGGCTTAGTGACCGGGCTGGCTGACTCCTTCTCCGAAGCCCTGCGGACCTTCTAAGTTTCCAACTCCCGCAAACTCAAGATGACCATCGAAGAACAACTGCTCGAAGCCTCGGCCGCCCTCTCGGGCCTCACCGCCGAACGCGATGACCTCCGTGCCACCGTCGAGAAGCTCACCGTCGGCGCCGCCGCGGAACTCGAAAGCCTGAAGGTCGAAGCCTCCGTCAAGGACGCCTCCATCGCCAGCCTCACCGAAGTCGTCAAGACCATCGAAGCCGAAGCCGCCGCCCTCAAGGCCGCCGCTGTCGAAGCTGAAGCCGTCAAGGTCAGCGCCTCCAAAGAGGCCGCCAAGATTGCCGCGTCTGTCGGCGTCACCCCGGTTGCCCTTCCCCAGGGCGACGGCGCTCCTGCCGAGGCCGTCAATCACTACGTCGCTTTTATGGCCCTGCCTGTCGGGTCCAAGGAACGCAACGCCTACTTTGAGGCCCATCGCTCCGCGATCATCAAGGCCTCTTTCTAATTTCCCCTAATCCTACCTAATCCTAACTCATGGCTAATTCCATCACCGCCGCCCCGTCCGTACTGGCCGCTGGCGTCCTCTCCGCTCTCCAGAACAAGCTGCCCGTCCTCTCGGGTATCTCGTCCGTCTTCTCCGCCCGTCCCGGCTCCACCGGCATGAGCATCCAGGTCCCGCTCATCGGCACCTCGACTGCCACTGCCTTCGGCTCTGGTGGCTACCTCACCCAGGACGACGCGACGATCACCGCCGCGACTGTCTCGCTCTCGCACTTCAAGATCTCGAGCCGCTTCACCCCTTCTAACCTGAAGGACTACGGCGCAGATTTTTTCGTGAGCAATTTCGTCCAGACGGCAAGCATCGGTCTCGCCCAGAAGGTCATGGACACCATCAACACTCAGGTCACCAACGCTAACTACAGCGTGTCGACTGTCTCTGGTGCCGCCCTCTCGTACCTCGAACTCGTCGGAGTCCAGAAGACCCTCGACGACGCCAAGGCCCCGAGCCCTCGCTACGCCGTGCTCAACAGCACCTACGTCTCTGACCTCCGTCAGGATACCACGATCGTTGGCAACAACGTCCTCGGCGCTTCCATCATCCGCGACGGCGACCTCGGCATCATCGCCGGTGCCCGCATCTACCAGTTCGCCAACCTCGCTACCAACTCGGAAAATCTCGCCGGTTGGGTTGCTGGTCCTGACGCTATCGCCTTTGCCTCCGCACTGCCTGACTCCGAAGGCATCCCCGGCTTCGAAGTCTCGAACGCTGTCGACGCCGGCACGGGTCTCGGCGTGCAGGTGCTCGTCGGCATGGAGCAGTCTGGCTTCCTGAACGTCACCGCCACGCTGC